GGATTAATGACCAGGTATCAGTTATCAGTAGCCATTATTTAGGAGTACCAAAAAGATGAACTTTACCTTTTTTGATCTAGGCTATGCAGTGAAATTGACCAATGGGGAAACCGACATTTTACTACAGGGTGAGGATGCTGAAATCTTCTTAAAACAAGTCGATACCCTTAAGGAATTATGGGAAAATGGCAATCCTAACTATGAAGTTTTCCCTAGCTACGAGAAACATTTAGAAGTTTTGATCGAGCCTTATTTTTAATCAGTTCCAGTTATCAGTTATCGGTAAACATTAACCATTTAGGAGTAGAAAAATGTACCAAAAATTAAGCACCGATGAAGCTATTAAATTACTGAAATATGATCATAGTGCTGGTTGGTCATGGGAGGGTGCTACAGCTTTAATTGAGTACCTAGAAAACTTAGAGGATAGTGATAAGCCTATCAAATTTGATAGAGTCGCTTTGCGGTGTGATTTTTCAGAATATGATAGCGTCCTAGAGGCGGCGGAACATTATGATTTTATTCCCCCCGATGATGAGGATGAGGATGAGATAGAAGCGGAGGCACTTAAATATTTGGAGGATCGGACGACCGTAATTCAATTTGAGGGTGGTGTAATTATTAAGGACTTTTAATTAATCAGTTATCAGTTATCAGTTATCAGTTATCAGTTATCAGTAATTAACACATAATAGGAGTAAAAAAATGAAGGAATATACAGGGAGTTTAAACCTCACAATTGAGGTCACGGTTAAGGCAAAAAACAGAAAAGAAGCGTCGTCAATGTTTGACGATTTATACACTCAAATCAGCATAGAAAATGACGGGAACCAATTGATAGAGATAGTTAGCGATAATCTGGGATTACTCGAAAATAGTTGGGATATAGAAGATTAAGTAGGAGTTATCAGTTATCAGTAAAAAAAGCCAAAAAGTCAAGAGTATATGTGACAGTTTATAAATTGTCACAACCTACCAAAAAACCCCTTGACAATCCAAGAGATAAATGACATAATAGGTACATAAGCAAAAAAACGGGAGTACATCATGAACTATCAACCGCAATATCTTAAAAAATGGACAGAAGCACCAAATTATTTAGGGATGGATTTAACGGACTTCTATGTAGTAGCGGCTGAATCAGAGCAGAGTGATTCAGTAGATATGAGTAATTATCGAGTATGGCATCGATTATTTCCAGACTTAGAAGAGTTTAGTTTTGGGGGTTGCATGGAATTTAAAGCTTTAATGATTCATAAAGATTCTTTGCTATTAGAAGCAATAGATGAGAAAAAGAAAAGCTTGGAAGACTACTCAATACTAGATGAACAAGACTTGTCTGACTTAGAATATGAGCAGTGGTATGAGTATTGGTCAAATTGGGGATATATTGAGTGTTTTAAGGAATTGTTAATAGCAATACCTGAGTTAAAAGATGATGAACGAGTAACGAGTCTGGATAATAAGTGTGTATTAACCAGTGATGAGTTAGGTGAGTTAATTGAGGATTTTGCTAACGATTTTGCGAATCTAGACGATTTTAGTATTAGTTTTAATTTTAGCGAGTCTGAGAAGGAATTGCTACTGAAAAGACTAGAGGACATTTTAAGCCGAACTGAGGAAAACTAACATAAACAAAAGGGTGAGTTAATGTACTCACCTTTTCTTGTCTATACCAAACAAGGCAGAAATATGTAGGAGTTGTGTAATAAAGAATGAATAATGCAGGTATGTGTATCAGGTTTGTATATAAGCAAAACTAATAACAAAGATAAGAAAAAATTATATAAGGTAAAGTTATAGCAAGGGCGGATAGGGATAAGAAAATAAAATACGAAAAGTATTGACACAGGACTGAAAAGATAGCATAATGGGTACATAAGCAAACAAAGAGGAAAAAGACAATGTATAGCACAAAATGGACAGAAATACACTATCTGGGAAAACGAAAAAAAGACGGAAAACTAATATATATAGCCGCCCCGACATGGGATTGTGATTGGTACTGGTCTTTCGGGTATTTAAGGGCAAAAGGGGAACATTACCACTTGAGCAACTATGGGAATATCAACTGGCAAGAGGCTCTAGAAAGAGACTACACTTTAAACGTAAAATTGAGAGGGGATAACCTATGGAAGTTTTACGAACTAGCGAAAACAGCTTATGGATTAAAGGAAGTAGCGGAAATATTAGGTAGAGGTGGTTCTCATGTAACGGTAAACCCGTTAGCAGAGGTAATCAAAAATAAAGCAGAGGTTGACAGAATCAATCAGATAGTATTACCTCAAATATTTGATGCAATAAATGAGATGTTCGAGGTAAGAAAAACACCTTGACAAAGAAATAGGGTAGCCTAAAAAAAGTTACCCTATTTTTAGATGTAAATTGTTAGTTAGCTACCTTACCATATTTAGGTAAATGACTACGATGTGTTTCAAAGAAACCGGGCAAAACAGCGAAGGAGGTATCTTTAAACTTAGCGTAAGAACCTTGATGAAGTAATTGAAAAGACTGGTCAATATAATTTTTAGATTGACCGTATTTACCTTCAATCCCAGAATCATCAAGGTCTGAAACAAGCCACTCGATGGTTTCCTGTCTAAGGTCATCCAAGTCAGGGGGAATAGAAAGTCCTAACATTTTAGCGATAGTGCCGTTAGTTCTAGCGTGAATTGTCTCGTCCCTGCTAATCTCTGCGGAAACCATAGCTAACTGAGTACCACCTAAACGGCGGTATAAAGTTAAGACCGGAAAAAAGATAGATTGTTCGGCGACCCAAGTAACTAAAACGGGGTGATATTTCTCTCCCATTTTTAACCATTTAGAGACTAAAGAACGAGATTCAGACTCAATTTGTAGTTTATCAGTAAGATTAGCTAAAGAGATATTTGAATAGGCATAATTTAACTGAGAGTCATGTTTTTTTTCGTCTTTAAAATTAGAGGCTAATAATAAAATACCGTAATCAGATAACCATTTTCTCTCTCGACTAGCACACTCTTTAATCCATTGACCAACGGGTAACTCTAAGTGTCGAGCCTCTAATGCTTTTTGGATAGTTTTTTCCGCACCCCGAACACAGTGACCGTTTTGAATAGGCATAACTGCCCAATCTCGTTTAGCGTTTAATAGACGTTGAAAAATTAATTGATCAGACATAAAGTTTTTACCAGTAAAAAATTTTTCCTTGTATTAAAGGATTGAGTGAACCCCTTGAAGGAAAGATTACCCCTGCATTATAACACAATAAAAAATTTTTAAAAATAAAAAAATCATGGTAGTATATGCACTAAAAAGCCAAAAAGTCAAGCGGATATGTGCCAGTTTATAAACTGTCCCAAAACACCAAAAACCCCTTGACATTACAAGAGATAAGTTACATAATAGAGACATAAACAAAAAACAAGAGTACCCAATTATGAAGTTGTACCAAAAGATTGCAAGAGTTTTAAGTCAAAAAAACAAGTCGCTAAATGTGATAGAGAAAGAGTTAACTTTGTTGAAAGAGTTATTGCCTAATGGTAATGTAATCGGATTACAACGTCATAACTTATCAACTGTGAGTTGCATTATATCCCTAAAATCAACTCACAAAAGAATAGTGATAGACACAGCGTATTGGCATCCAATCATAAGACAATGGACAGAGCATCAAGTAGTAATAACACCTAGTTTTGAGGACGAAATAAACATCCGAATAACTGGTAAAAATGAGGACAACGTTAAGGACTACTTACATGATATTTTTAGTGAGGCATTAATGAAAGAGTATGTAGTTTTTAAAAAGGGCTGGGATGTCAAAGATTCATCAGAAATAGAATCTGAACTAGAATCTGAACTAGATTAACAGACCAAAAAAGCTAAAGCAGTGGTAAGAATCACTGCTTTAATCTAAAATAACAATTGCAGGTGTGTGCATGAGGTTAGCACATAATAAAAACTTATTACAAGGATAATCAAAAGTTATATTAGGTAATCTTATGACGATAGGACAAAATTATAAGCAAAAATAATATTAGATAAACTTATGACAATACCTAAAACAGATAAAAAAAGACAAAACTAAAAGTATTGACATTTTTTGAAAAAGATGACATACTATAAACATAAACGAAAACCGGAGTTACCAACCATGACTACACTAGACACAATGATTTTAGATTATATCGCAATTGGGGCATATTGGGCATTTAACGCTACCGTTGTATTCTTTACCGTAATGATGATAATATCGGGTGTTTTGCACGCATTTTGGGGCATTTTAGAGGGGGTGGATAGCCGAATATTTTATCCTCAAAACTTGCATAATATGGACACGACCGATACACAAATTGATACCCAAATTCCTAATTTAGAAAATCTAGAGGAAGACTTAAATTTAGTGTCTAAAATAGAGTCAATATCTCAAGTGGCGATTAAACAGGAACTGGTAGAATCAGAAGTGGTATCAATCAGACAATTAAAAGTGATGGCCAGAGAATTAAAAATTAAAGGTTATGGAAGTATGACAAAACAACAATTGATAGAAAAAATTCAACAGAGTTGAGAAAAAAGTCAAGGGGCTATGTGCCAGTTTATAAACTGTCCTAAAACACCAAAAAACCCCTTGACAATTCAATAGAACAGTGGCATAATAGACACATAAGCAAAAAATAGGAGTCACCAATTATGTTTGTAAGATTAAGCTATCACAATATCGACGACCTCTTTATTTTGTTTGATGCTGGGGTTATTGACTTAAAAACTAAGTCTCAGGTATCCCTATCAGAAATAGAAGACTATGATAATTTTGGATGGTTAGAGTTAACGAGTAAAAATTTAGAGGCAATTTGTGAATATTGTGCAGAGTTAGGTATAGAGTCTAATGGTTCATTAGGTGATTTTCGTTACTGGTATTCTGCGGACATGAACTACCATTTAGAGTTAAAAAGTGACCAGTCTGAAAACTTAGAGGTTAAAATTGGAGAAATCAACTTAAAGCTAGAGGGGTTAAAATTAATTAAAAACGAAAGCTAACAAAAAAAAAGGTTGAGAGCAATAGCTCAACCTTTTAATTTGTGTCTAATCGAGTGCAAGGGTAAATTATCATGTTTGTACCATTTAAAGAATGCGAAAAAAATTGTTTTCACAGTTTAACGGCTTACATAGAATAGCATTGATAGAACTGCTGATTCTTATGTTTCTCTGGGGAGTAATCGAGCAGTATAACCATTTCAAAAATGGTGGTACATTAAGAGATAGTGCAAGGGTACAAATTCAGGAAAAATAAGAGAGCCAGAGGGATTGTGACAATTAAAAAACTGTCACAATCTAATTAAATCTCCTTGACAATTCAATAGAACAGTGGCATAATAGAGAAATAAGCCAAAAAGTACAGGGGTTAGACAATGATTAAAGTAAGATTAAGCTATACACGACGACTTTATTTGTTTGATGCGGGGGTCATTGACTTAAACACTAAGTGTCAGGTATCACTAGATGACATAGAAGACTATGATAATTTTGGATGGTTAGAGTTGACGGCGGATAAATTAGAAAATGTTTGTGAGTATTGTTCAAATTTAGGAATAGAATCTAATGTTACATTAAGTGATTTTCCTTACTGGGAACTTTCTTACTGGTACTCCTACGACCAAAATTACCGTTTAGATATAAAAAGTGATTCAGGTGAGGACTTAGGTTTAGTTAATAAAATATTTGAGATAAACTTAGGACTTTGGAAATCCAAGCTAATCAGAGAAAATAAAAATCTAAAACGGATAAATAGTTCGCTCAATATTTAAGTGAGTGTTTATTTATAAAGCTACAATGAAAAAGAAATCGTGCGGTAAGAAGATTAAAAAGGTTACTCCAAAGCCGGTTAAACCTTCTAAATAGTCAAGATAAGGACGGTGTATCCCGTCCTATTTTATTAAAATAAAAGTTATGAATCTAATAAAAAATTGGTTAGTAATAATGTCTTCAGTAGGCTTATTAGGGGTTAGCGTATTGGCTATTCAAAACCCTGACAAATTCGGGCGAAACGTTGTAGAAATAACAGCGGTGCTAATAACGTCAGTTATCACCTTAGCCAAACAAAGTGATGAACATCCTAAACAAAATGATGAACCGCCTAAGAAACCTTAGAGCCTATTCCAAAAGTGCTAGTTTAAGAGGTATCACACCTGCAAAAAAGGTCAAAATATCAAGTCCAATTATGCCAGTTTATTAATTGTCACATCTATCACAAAAAAGTCAAAATGTCAAGTAAAATTATGCCAGTTTAGAAAGTGTCACATATAGTATAGAAAGTTCTAAAAAAGGTGACATAATAGTAATATAAAGAAAAACACAGGAGTTCCAAATGACTAACACGGTAAACGGTGAACTAACTTGGTTCAGAATATTAGGGCAAGATTGGAATGGTAAGACTCGTACAATGGAGATAGAGTTAGGCAAGTATGACGTAGGGGAATTAGAAAACTTAGGATTAGGATTAGGAGAATCCGAAAAAGAAGCGAGAGAGGTGATAAATCAATGGTTGAGGGCTATAGGTATTTATGAACCTCATGGCTTTTGGAGTGTTGATTTTAGTTCAGTAACGGATTATGATTGTCAGATTGAGTTAAGTGATGGACACTATTTAAGTGTAAATTGGGAGGACGATAAAAACTATGCTAAGTATCAAGAGATACTAAGACTTATCTAAGCTAAATGTCAAGTCCAGATGTGCCAGTTTATAAATTGGCACATCTACCACAAAAAAGTAAAAATGTCAATACCGATTGTGCCAGTTTATTAATTGTCACATCTACCACAAAAAAGTAAAAATGTCAAGTCAAATTATGCCAGTTTAGAAAGTGTCACAAAGGGTATAGACGTTTCTAAAAAAAGATGGCATAATAGTAATATAAAGAAAAACACAGGAGTTTCAAATGATTAACCCACTCAGAATCAAATTATCTGCTAAACATATTGTGGCTAAACGGGGTAAAGAAATAGTAGTGATCTATAATTTTATGCCCACAAATAATTGGAAAAAAAAAGCTAAATGGTTAAAAAAACTATTGTTTAGCTAAATGTCTATAGGTAATGTGCCAGTTTATTAATTGGCACATCTATCACAAAAGGTAAAAATGTCAATAGGTAATGTGCCAGTTTATAAATTGGCACAATAGGACTTAACAAAGAGTAAAGTCAATGCAGGTGGAAATGTGCCAGTTCATAAAGTGTCACAGCTACAACAAAAAAGTCAAACTGTCAATAGGAAATGTGCCAGTTTAGAAAGTGTCACAGCTATCATAAAAAGGTCAAAATGTCAATAGGTAATGTGCCAGTTTAGTAATTGGCACATCTACCACAAAAAGTAAAAATGTCAATAGGTAATGTGCCAGTTTAGAAAGTGTCACATAGGGTATAGACATTTCTAAAAAAAGATGACATAATAGTAATATAAAGAAAAACACAGGAGTTCCAAATGATTTACGACATCCCCCTGTTTGAAGTTGAATCCTCTGTCTTAATGTTTGTAGGTTATGAGCCAATTAGCGAAACATTAAGAATAGTATTTAAATCTGGAAGTGAGTACAAATATACAGGAGTACCAATTCAGGTGTATCAAAATCTCTGTAATGCAGAATCTATAGGACGAGAGTTCAATCGTACTATTCGTAACAAATACGATTGTACTCTAGTACAAGAGTTAAAAGTAGCAAGAAAAGCGTAAATGTCAATAGGTAATGTGCCAGTTTATTAATTGGCACAGCTACCACAAAAAAGTAAAAATGTCAAGTCCAATTATGCCAGTTTAGAAAGTGTCACAATAGGACTTGACAGAGAGTAAAGTCAATGCAGGTGAAAATGTACCAGTTCATAAAGTGTCATAGCTACCACAAAAAAGTCAAAATGTCAAGTCCAATTATGCCAGTTTAGAAAGTGTCACATACGGTATAGACAAATCTAAAAAAAGATGACATTATAGTTATATAGAGAAAAACACAGGAGTTCCATATGAAAACTATCGACCTAATAATTTCAGTATTATTTTCAGTATTAATTATCGGACTTTTATTTATGGCTACGATACCTAACCAGAAAAAAGTAGAATGTGAAGTTGAAAATCAAAGTCCTGCAACGGTACGCAAAGAATACTTATACATGAGATAAAAAAGTCAAAATGTCAATAGGTAATGTGCCAGTTTAGTAATTGGCACAGCTACAACAAAAAAGTCAAAATGTCAATAGGAAATGTGCCAGTTTAGAAAGTGTCACATATGGCATAGACAAATCTAAAAAAAGATGACATAATAGTAATATAAAGAAAAACAAAGGAGTTCCACAATCTATGACTAACACAATTGAGAACACACCCCCTGGAGAAACCATTTCCGACATCTTGAAAGAGAGAGGAATACCCTTACGAATATTTGCTAATCGGATGGAAATGTCAAGAAAGGAAGCCTTTCGACTGCTGGCAAGTGAAACTGAGATTACAGGTCGTATTGCTTGCAAATTGCAGTATGCTTTCGGCTTACCTACTGCTCATTTTTGGAAAGAGCGTGAAAGACTTTACCGAGAATCTCTAGCAAATCAAAACAATGTAATGCAGAATCTAGGGAACAATAGTTCAATCGTACTATCCGAAACAGATACGACTGTACAGTAGTACAAGTGCTAAAAGTAACAAAAAAAGCGTAAATGTCAAGTCCAGATGTGCCAGTTTATTAATTGGCACAATAGGACTTAACAAAAAGCAAAGTTTATGCAGGAAGTAATGAACCAGTTTAAAAAGAGTCACATCTACCACAAAAAGGTCAAAATGTCAAGTCAAATTATGCCAGTTTAGAAAGTGTCACATACGGTATAGACAATTCTAAAAGAAGATGATTATAATAGTAATATAAAGAAAAACAAAGGAGTTCCGTATGAGTTACGACACCTTCCTGATTGAAGTTAAATCCTCTGACTTATTAGCTGTCGGTTATGAACAGCTATTAAAAAACATGGCTAGTAATTTTCAAGATAAACTACCGGTAGTTATCTCAATTGGT